TGCCAGTGGCGATCCCTCGCCTGGATCTACTTCCATAGAAATGCGGCGTGTGTTTACTGAGAATGCATCGACAATGTCACCGCCGGTGTTTGACCCGCCGTACATGTTAGATAGCTGCATCCATCCAATCGCCTGGATTTCTGCCGGTTCCCAATCTGATCGACCCATCCAGTTTTGCTGGTTTAGATGATCTGTCAGCTGATGGCCAAACATCGCTCTGTTTTCGTACATTGGCCCTTTGATGCCACCGCCGCCAACATCCACAATTAAGTTATCCGGAACATCGTAGCCTAGACGGGTTAGGTGGTTGATGTAGATCTGATCGACCAGGCCGGTGTCACGCGCTGTGTGAATATCCACAACAAATGGTGACCCACCCTCTGGATTGTTGCCCATAATAGCGCGCACGTTCTTGCCATAGCCAGCATCAAGAAAGTCAGCAATTTTTTGTCCGGCACCAGCCGTAATTTCTGATTGCGTCAAAATATCGATGACCAGGCGATTAGCAGATGGCAGACCTTTACCGACGATTTCATCTTTTGGCACACCGCGCTTTACCTGTTCATAGATGTAAAGAACGTCATTTAGCGTTTGGCTGGGGCTAGAGTTTTGCTGCCCCGCAAACCAGGCATCAGTTAACCTTGCGATTTCTTCCGGATCTCCGTCAGCTTGCTTCTGGAATTCACCAAATACGATTTTGTACCAAGACGCAGCCTTGTTGATTTCTTCCGGTGACATCGATGCCTCGATGCGTTGCTGCCAATCTTCTGGTTCAATGTTGCCTACGACCACATCTGGCAGATCTGACCCTTCTGGCGCTTTGATAACTGTGCGCGGGTTTTTAGGCGCACCAGGATAGGCTACGCCCTCTTCTCTCATTTTAGCAATGCGCTGGCTATGCAGACGCAAGTTTTCGTCACCCTTGTCTTGTGCAATTGGCAATCCACCTTCGGCGCGCACATCAGATTGTGTTTTAGCAACCATGCGACCCAGGGCTGATAGTATGCGATCTGATATTGGCCCAACTGGATTAGAATAAAGCGTAGCCCCTTCAGCTGCTATGCGCTCGTCTGCTTCAGCGCCCAGGCTTTCTAATTTATTTTGGACAACCCCAAGCAAACTCTGTTTGCCCTCTTTAATAGTTTCATCCAAAACCTCTGGCGGCACATCACCGTCTTTAATAGCGCGGAAAGTTTTGCCAATTGTTAAGAGCGTCCCTTCTAACAACACACCTATTGGGCCACCTTCTAATGCAGTTTTAAAACGACCTACATAATCCGGATCATTTGGATCAGTCTTTAGGAAATTTGTAACTTGGTTTTCAGGAACGCCCATTTCTAACAGCAAATCTGTTATACGACCTTCATCGCCACTAAACGCTAAAAAATCGGCAGCGGCACCCTGCGTAAAGCCAGCCGTCATCCCAGAGCCAACTCTAAACAGTTTGCCAATACCAGCAAAGGCACCCAAGAATTGCGCCATTCCACCAGACATCGTTGCACCAATTCCGGCATCGGGGTTAGCTTCTACTAATTGTTCAAAGTCAAAAGCATATGGCATGATGCCAGCTGCCATATCGGCATCTAGTTGTTCTTTTTCTTCACGCGAAAGAATTTTAATTGCTGGGTCGAACTCACCAGTTTTTGGATTTACCAATTGCAAAACCAAAGGATCATAGATACCAAAATTATCTTTCAAGAATTCAGCCGGTTTTGTCAGACCGCCACGAACAAGACCCTTTGTCACCTCTGTTATAACATCATCGCCCCAAGGCTCTACAACAGGAAGCGACATTGCGTTTGGCGGCATAGCAACATCTGATCCACTACGCCGGAACATGATTGTCTCTGCTTCGGACAATGGCTCTGACCGTCCAGATTTTACCTGGCCTTGTGGCACGACACCGGCTGCTTGCACCTCATCTTCCGCATACCCAGCTGCAGTGAAATCATCCATGTTGAACGGCTGGTTCATGTTTTGCAGATCTGTCGCGTAGCGAATTATGTCTTGCTTGCGATCTCTTTCTTGCTCCGCAATTTTAACATAGCCGCCGCTAGACAATGGAAGTAATACATCATTTTTGCCCGTCAACCCATTGTAAACAGTCTTTTTTAGCTGACTGTTGTTATTAAGAGGTGGTGGATTTTCCATAAGCAAAGCAGCTTCCTCATACTTATCCATCTCTTCATCGGTGTTGGTTACAATAGACGTACTCATTCAAACGCCCCTGTTCTTATAAATTCTTTCAATCGACGTTTTACCCGACTGTAATTCTGCATCTGTACTTCTGTGCGAGTACCACTTTCAAAGAACTCATCAAGTTCTGCCAGCATGTTTGCTGTTTGAGAAAACACAAACCCAAGATCTTGCATGGCCTGAGCCGCGCGATCAGTGTCCACATAGTCTTCAAAAGATGAGCGCACATTGTCGTGCCAAATATCTTTTGTTTCTTCCATCGCCGCTTTCAGCGCTTCGTTCAGTTTTGTTTTCGTGAGCGGCTCCGCACCTGGCAGCTGCGATTCTAAAAACAACTCCTCAATAGCGTTGGCGACATTGAAATACGCAGCCCGACTTACTTTTGCAAATTCACTGTCATCAGTGGATAGCGCATCATATTGATATTCTGTTTTTGCAACTTTTAGCGCCTGATCTTTGAACGCTTTAAGTGCTGTGAAATTCTTATCTTCTTGCCCAGACTTAGTTCGCTCTGCCGCTTTTTGATCTGCAAGCAAACCATCAGCGAAACCTTTGTAGTCTGCGTAACTGAGGTTGTATATTTCATCCTCAAGATACTCAAACGTCAACGTACCAGCTTCACGCCTTTTTAAAATACGATCTAAGATTACTGGGTTTGATACTTCAGCAAACGGTGATGTTTTCTTTTGTTTGTCTCTGTCCAAAATACCTTGGAACGTGGCATCGACCTCGTTAACGCGATACAGAAAATCGACAATATCTTTTTTAACCTGTGCGCTTGTAAGAACACCGCCATTCTCAATAATTTTGCGGTGTGCTGTAGAAAGCGCCGTCATCTCGACCTCTGACAGATCTTCTGCACTGAGCGTACTAGACTCAATATTTGCAAAATACTGATAGCGATTTTTGAGGCTTTCGATCACAAAGGTTTGTGCCTCTTCTGCTTTTTTCTCTTCAGCTTCGATCACACGCGAAAACGCGCTTGCTGATGTTACAGCGTCTTGCAAAATCTTGATTGCATCGTCCTGTTCCATATTGCGCAGAACGGTCAATGCATACGCGCCACCGGCATCCAGCTGCGCCATCTCAGCTGGTTTTATTTCTTTGCCATGATCTAGGTCGTGCATTTGCTCTAGTGCAACCAACAGATCTATAGCGCGGCTTGGCGTTCTGCCAACATAGATATCCACAACATTTGCACCGACATCTTTAATCACGGTGTTAAATGTTTTTGAAACAGCCGCCGGATCAAAACGATTATCTTTTACTGGATTTTTGTGCGCGTTTGCCAACTTCGACATCTCAGTAATAAAATCATCGATGGTGCGATCTGGATGCGACAGATATGCGACGATACCCTCTGTGCGCGCTTTTAGTGCGGCCACCTCTGCAGCTGCAATTTTCTTGTCGATGCTGCCGCGTAAGGTAAAGCGAGACTGAATTTCATTGGCTTCGAATTCAAAGCCAAGTTTCTTGCGCAAAGATTTGGACTCAACCGATGCAATCACATCGTTTTTGATCGCGTTCATGCGCTGGCCCCATTTGTTTTTGCCATCAAGAATGTTGCCAAAATCTTTGTCTTTTTCAAAATCATACACCGCCTGGCGCATTTCCTCTTCGATACGCAACGCAGCTTCGTTGTACTGCGTTTCGTTAATCATCTTAATGCGCTGTGCAGTAAATGCGCTTGCTGACTCTGTTAACGCTGTAGCCACCTCGCCCTTCGCTAGTTCAGCTTTGATGTACGGGGTTGGATCCATACGCACAGAAAAGCGGCGACCAGGCGCTTCGTTAGTTGCTTGCGCCCTTGCTGTATAAATTGGAATTTTCATGCTATCAGCCGTTGTTTATGCGAAATTGCTTAGACCAGCGCTAAACGATTTAATCAGGCTTGTTGTGCCTGACGCTCTAAGACCAGCGGCATTTGCCTGACCAGCCATTTTTGTAAGTTCTGCCTGTAATTTTGTTTCTTCGATTGCATCGTTAATCTGCATGTTTGTTATTGTATTATTGAACGTAGCAACCTTTTGCGAGTGATCAAACTCGCGCGCATTGTCGAGCATGACCTTAATTGGTGTGCCGTGGCTCATGTCGATCCCTGCGTATCCATACCCAGCGCGTGTTTTACCCTGGACATCTCGCTCAAAGAACCGCGCATTTCTTACAGCGTCTAATTCGTAATTGGCATTGATAATCTCGCGTTGCTTTTCGAGAATATCGACATCACGCATGATGATGTCAGCGTTAAAGTTCGCGGCCTCTTGCGCTTTAGCTGCAGCGGCATTAGCAGATTGTTTCGACGAAATGCCACCGGCAAAATCAAATAAAGTTTTAATTTTTAGCAAGGTAGTAAGTGACATTTTTGTTTCCTAAATATCAAACGTGTTCATGCGTGGATAGAACGCCAGAACGGTCATCGGCAAAGCCTGGCTTTGCTGCACATAGATCCGGTCATCTTCATCAAACCCGCCTTGGAATTCGATTTCTTTATCACCGGTGAATAGCGGGATCGCTTGATCCATTGCCATCGAACTGTCGCGAAACGGGATCCGATCTAGTTCAGTTGCACTATTGCCGACCTCGATGCCGACTGTTTCAAACAGGCGCAGCGTGATTGCATGAATGCGTTTTGGTTTGCCTTGTGACGTACCATCCACAGATCCCGACTCTACACGCAGTGTTTGCAATGCGCTTGTGTAGCCATAGCCTACAGCTGCCGTAGTTGCTGCAAAGTCCAGGCTAATGCCGCCATTGCTGACCGCTTTGTCTGGGTGGCTGGCACCGTTTGCCAGGACGTTGAGTGTTTCACCCGCCAGGTGATATAGACCGGACAGAGAGCTTGTAGATCCACCAGAGTATGACAGGCCGCTATCGACAAAGTGTGCAGTCGTTGTGACCCCACCAAAATCAAACGGTTTCATCTTTTCGATGTAGCGTTTTGTCTGGCTGTTGATTGTACGCTTTACAATCATGTACAGCTTGTCTTCGCCGGTATCTGTCGGCAGTGTTGCGATGCTTTCTACCACAGCCTGGCCCCCGTCAAACGATCCACCGATAACGTGTTTGTGCCAGGCCACAACATCTTCTTCTCGCCGGTATGTCATGCCAAGCAGTGTGCCATCTGTGCGTGTGGCCCAAACAACGGAGTCTGGCTCCTGTTGGTACGCAAACTGCGTTAGACCACCCTCAGTGATGTGTTCTGCCAGGATCGTCATTTCCGGTGCTTGGTAAGCCGCTGTGTTGACCTCACCGACATATTTAAACTCACGCACCTTGCGCTTGCCCCGCTGCACAAACAGCGTCACATCGGCGACCTGGACAGGCTCGATACCGGCTGATCCATAGTTGCTGTACTTGCGTATAAGAGTTGTAGTCGGTGTCACCGGCCCATCATTTGATGCAGTGACCACATATTCACCGCCAGACGTTCCTACCGTTAGCACGCGCGTTGCAGAGAGATACCGGATTGCGTTTACCTGGTTGGCCGCAATTGTGTAGACCAGCGCATCATCATCCGCTGTACCCGTTGTGAAATTCGTATAGTCGCCGTTTTTGCTAAACCACAATGTCTGGGGGTTATTGTTAGTGTTTCCAAAAACAAGGCGTTGCTCAAAGAACGACACAACGCTGGGATAGTTATCGGTCGCATTGTTGATGTTAGGGCTTGGCGTTCCTACTACAGTGAACGTGTTAAAGGCCCAGGAATTGTGACCCGTGCGTGTTAGCTGCCGAATTGGATAGCTTGGATGCACGATGTACATAACATCAGCTGATTGCGCGAAACGCAGATCAAAGATATCCGCTGCCGCGTATGGTGTTGTTTCCTCATAGATCTTTGTTGCTGACCCACCGGATGTGTAGGCTGTGAACCCAGTGCCATCGATGTTTTCAGCAAATAGGTTTTGTAGTTCAAATGTATTCGATGTGACATTAGCAACTAGATAATTACGGTTGTTGACCTCAGTCATGCCGCCAAGGCTATCGACGTAAACCTCGTCACCATTGCTAAGCCCGTGTGACGTTGACGTTATCACAACCGGATTTGCCTGGGTGGCACCCGTAATTGTTTTAGACGAACTCTCTAAGACCGACAGATCATCGCGATACACGCGCATGACCTGGTCACCAAACTCAAGAATGTATGTGTCGCTTGTTTTAAACTGAAACGGGATCAGTCTTGTTTTGACAGAGCTATCCTTGACCTCGCCTAAGTATTCAGTGCCTGGACGGCGCGTAACGCCGCCATGCGGCATCACAACCATATTGGTTAAATTCGACAGCCCGTTGCGGTATTTCTCTAGATTTGTGCGCCCTTCCAGCCGTGGGCTGATTTCCCCAGCAACGAAAGAGCTAAAACTAGGTGCAGATCTTGCCATTTAAAATCTACTCTCGATAAAGTCAGAAGCTTCCAGGCGCGTTGTTGCGCCCTCTGTTGCATCAGTGTGGCGCGCATTGCGCATAATCTGTTCGTATTTTGAGTATGTGATTTGCACCATGCTGGTGGATCCGGTCACCGCGTAGCAGATCTCAGACGCAAGATATGCTGCCAGGGTTTCAATTAGACCGGCATCATACTCATTTGGATCAGTAATGCGCGCGATATATTTGATTTTTGCTGTACCTTCATCGGTCAGCAATTTGCGTCCCTCAATGACAAATGATGGCCCACCGGAATTGGTCATCATGTTGTCTTGTGGATAACTCATTGAGCCGTTGGAAAACTCTAGCACACGCAAGCAATACGGTTCTGTCGGTAACGGATATTGATAATCATATCCAAATGCCGGTGTTTCCGTATCTTGTGCGAGTTCTGCACGGCGAATAAGCGAATTCCAGATATGCTCCCTAAACACGAAATCACGCGCACTCTCGTATCTTTGATTTACGATACGGGCGGTTTTCGAGTTTTCATCAAGTGCGGAGATTGTAGACGCACCCAGCATGTTGAGAGCGTAATTACAAATATCAACTGTTGATGTCATTGATGTTCTCCATACAAAAAAGAAGGGGCGCTTGCGCGCCCCAACTTATTTAATCGACCACATACTTGATCGTTACCTCAATGGTGCCAGTGCCAGCTGCACCGCCCATTGTCACAGTGACCGTCACACCATCCTGGTCAGCATCTAGTTCTGAGCCGGAGCCTAGAGCTAGTGTCGCAAGGATATCAACTTTTTG